CCATGAAGATGATCAAGGATGGTTTGAGATATTAATGTTTTTTTTATACATTTGCCTTATGAAACAACCTGTTGACACTCTTGCACGGTTAATAATTGCCGTGATTAAGGCGAAAGTTTACATCTTCGTCTTTCTTCTTATTATGTTTTTAGGTGCCGAATTGAGGCAGTGTATAGGATGACCAATCCTGTTTTTCCTTTTTGAAGTCCCGGCCTTTGCGACCGGGCTTTTTCTTTTGCCTTAAACTCAATAAACAGGCACCGCAGGTAGCGTTTAGCACCTTTATAAGGTGCCATGGTCGCGGACGGAGTCCGCTGGCACGTAAGCGATGGTTTACCATCGCGCCCGTAAATACCCGATATAAATATCTGTGCGAAGCACACCTTCGGGTGATTGGGGAGGTCTGGAGGGGAGTAAGGGGGCCCCGCGGATGAGATTGTCTGCAGGCCGTGCGCGTGCGCGCGCGCTTCGCGTGCGTACGTGCGCGAGACGCTAAGTAGCTCAGACGCAAGGTTCGGCCCCTACTTCCCTCCAGCTACTTAATAAAAATGATGAAATTTGTAAAATAATCGTTTTTTTTTTGTACAAATGTAAAAAATTTATATATTTGCACCTGCGTTAGCTCTCGATCTTTGACGTT